CACCAACAAGCCTTATGTCGGCTTCTACACCACGAAGCGCGTCGGCGGAATGTTGCTGGACAGCGAGGCGATTAAGGTCGTGCGCTTCGCGACGACCTGATCGGATTCCATCCGGTCGATCTGAAAGGGGCGCCTTCGGGCGCCCCTTTCCTTTTCTGGAGTCACCATGCGAATCGAAGTCCTGAAGTCGTTTGCCTATGCACACGGCGGAACGCAGGTCGTCCAATACACCGCCGGCGAAACGGTCGATGTGCCGGACGATTGCGCCGAACTGGCGATCGGCGAGGGGTGGGCGGCCGGCGCCGACGGTGGCGCGAAGGCGGCCAAGCCGGCCGGCAACAAGGCGCGCAAGGCCGCGCCCGAGAACAAGTGATGAGGACCGCAATCCGCGTTACCACGCAGCCGACGGCCGAGCCGCTGTCGCTTGGCGCGGCGCGCGCACATTTACGCGTCGATCATTTCGACGAGGACGCGGTGATCGCGAGTTTCATTCTCGCCGCTCGCCAGCATATCGAAACGATCACCGGCTTGGCGCTATGCACAACCGGTTACACCATGACGCTCGACGATTTCCCGCCGGGCGAAATGATCACGCTGCCGCGCGAGCCGGTGCAATCCGTGACCGCGGTCCGGTACTACAACGACGCCGGCGCGTTGGTCGAATGGTCGTCGTCCGAATGGGAGGCCGACCTCTACTCGCTACCTCCGCGCCTCCGTCCGCGCGACGGCTACACCTGGCCGATTTCGAAGGATCGGCTCGCCGCGGTTCAGATCGAATTCGTCGCCGGCTTCGGCGGCCCGGAAATGGTGCCGCAGTCGATCCTCCAGGCGATGCGGGTTCTCGTCGGGCATTTCCACGAGCACCGCGAGGCCGTTCAGTCGGGCGGTTCCGCGGTCGCGCTGCCGTTCGCGGTCGACGCGTTGCTCGCGCCCTATCGGCGCTTCATCTGATGCGCGCCGGCCGTCTACGGCATCGCGTGGTCGTCGAGCGGGCGACCGACGGCACCGACGCCTATGGGGACCAGGTGCCGACATGGGCGGCGCTGGCGACCGCGTGGGCCGGCATAGAGCCGCTGTCGGGCCGGGAGTACTTCGCCGCCGCGCACATCCAGGCGGATGTGTCGACGCGGATCGTGCTCCGCGGAATTCCCGGCGTGAGCATCACGCCGAAGGATCGCATTCGGTACGGGTCGCGGTTGTTCGACATCAAGCAGGTGATCGACCGCGACGCCGAAAACATCGAAATCCAGTTGCTCACGCAGGAGCGGTTCGGCTGATGGCGATCGTGACCGACATTCGGGTCGACGGCCTGAAGGAAATCGAATCGCGGCTGGTGGAACTCGACGCGATCGCCGGCGCCCGCCTGCTCACGCGCGCGACGCGCCGGTCGCTGATCCAGTTGGAAAAGCGCGCGACGGCGAACGCCGCGTCGATTGCGAAATCCGGCGCCCTCGCCGAATCCGTGCGGATCGTGACGGTTCGTCCGAAGGGGAACGAGGTCGCGGCCGTTCAGGTCGGGCCGCGGAAGAAATCCCGGAAGGGTGTCGCGGTGCATAACCTCTACTACGGGCGGAAGCGGAAGGGCATTTTCTACGGGCACCTGATCGAGTTCGGCCACCGCATCGGCCACCGCAAGACCGGGTGGCTGCGGAAGGGCAACCGTAGCGCCGGCGCCGGTGGATCGTCCGCGGGTGCCGTGGCCGCGCGGCCGTGGTTCGGGCCGGCGTGGAACGCGACGCGCGCGGGCGTGATTCCCGAATTCCGCCGCATCATGGCCGAGGGGATGCGGCGAATCGAACGCCGCGCGAAACGGCGCGACGCCGACACCGATCGGACGGTCGACCGATGAGCATCGAGAACGCGATCATCGCGCGCGTGAAGGCGCTTGCTACCGGCGCCGGCGATCGGGTGTTCCGCGAGATCATCGTCCAGGAGCCGACGCTGCCGGCCGTCGCGATTTCGCGCACCTCCGGCTCGCCGATGGCGCGCACGATCGCCGGCACCGCGACGATGTTCAGCGCCGTGCTCCGCATCGAAACCGTCGGCGACACGATGGCGCAGGTCGCGCCGGTGGCCGCGGCGATCGAGGCCGGGCTGGACGGTTGGACCGGTACCGTCGCCGGCGTCACCGTGCTGCGCGCGCGCATGGTGTCGAAGCAGGAACAGGCCAACGCCGACGGCGACCGGACCATGCGCGTCGTGATCCAAGATTTCGAGTTCGTTCACCGATAACCCGCCGCCGCGTGGCGGCATCATCCCTGGAGTAATGTCATGGCTTCCTATCTTTCCAACGGTTCGCTGTTCAAGAAGGGCGACGGTGCGACGCCGACCGAGGTGTTCGCCACGATCGCGCAGGTAATCTCGATCACGCCGCCGGTGTTCGAGCGCAGCGTGGTCGAGACCCGCGTCATGGGGCAGGAATACCCGGTCGTGCTCGCCGGCCCGATGAACGCGCAGACGGTCGAACTGAAACTGCTGTTCGACAGCGCCGATGCGGCGCATCAGGCCTTCCGAACCGACTTCAACAGCAAGACGGTGCGGAACTACCAGATCGTGCTGCCGGATGCCGGCGCCGAACTGACCGCGATCACCGCGTTTGTGTCGAAGTACGGGGTCGACGAGTTGACCTCCGAGGGCGCCGAGATCGTCGCGACGGTCACGCTCCAGGCGACCGCGGTCTGCACGGTGACTCCGTAATGCCGGCGAACGATGTTCGTCGCGCGGCCATCCTCGCGGCGTTGTCGCGGGCGACGATCCGAACGGTGGAGGTCGCCGGCGAGGTCGTTCACATCCGCGGCCTCACCGGCGCCGAACGCGTGGAGTTGCAGGGGTGGATGAAGGCGGCCACCGACGGCGGCGAACCGTTGGCGGACTACCGCATCGCCGCGCTCGGCGTGTGCAACGAGGACGGCGTGCGGATGTTTCCGAACGCGGACGACCTGGCGAATGTCGACGGCGTCGCGCTCGGGAAACTGGCGCTCGCGATCCTGGAGGCGTCGGGCCTCGGCCCGGATGCCGTCGAGGGCGCGCGGGGAAACTGACACGCGAGCCGGAGGCCCTGATGTGGTTCCGGCTCGCGCTTCGGTTCGGTGTGCCGGTCGGTGAATTGCGGGAGCGGATGACATCCGCCGAGTTCACCGAATGGCTCGCGTTCTTCGAACTCGAACCCTGGGGTTATGAGGTCGACAACTGGCGCGCCGGGATGATCTGCGCCGCGACCGCGAACACCGCGGGACCGAAACCCGGAACGCGGAAATCATGGACGGCGTCGGACTTCATGCCGCGCCGCGAATCCGCGCCGCGCGCGCAAACGGTCGACGAAATGCGACGCGCCCTATCGGCGCTCGCGGAGAGGTCGAATGGCTGACATCGGGACGCTGGTCGTCAAAATGGCCGCCGACTCGGCGCAGATGCGCTCCGAGTTGGACCGGGTCAAGAAGGAAGTCCGGGACACCGGCGGCGGAATCCAGGCGCTGTCGGGTTCAATCGCGAAGGTTGGCGGCATCGTCGCGGGCGCGTTCAGCGTCGCGGCGATCGCCGGGTTCGCGTCGCGTGCGATCGACGCGGCGGACAACCTCAAGGACATGGCCGACCAGTTGAACATCAGCGCGTCGTCGCTGTCGGTCATGCAACTGGCGGCCACGCAGTCCGGGTCGTCGGTGGAGTCGATCAACACCGCGCTCCAGAAAATGACGATGACAATCGGGAACGCGGTCGGCGGGCAGAAGGCCGCCGTGCAGGCGTTCTCGCAACTCGGTCTGAAGTTCGACGAGATCGCGCGGATGCGCCCGGACGAAGCGTTCGGGAAGATCGCGGACAAGATCGCCGCGATCGAAAACCCGTATCAACGCGCGTCGGCGGCGCAGGCGATTTTCGGCAAGGGCGCGAAGGACATCCAGGCGCTGCTGGCCGGCGGGTCGTCGGCGATTTCCGAGGTCGATGCGCGCCTCGTCAGCATGGGCGCGAAACTAACCGAGATCGACATCTCGAAAATCGCGATTATGAAGGACGAGGCGGCGTTCGCCGCGATGTCGTTCCAGAACCTCGGGACGAAGATCATCGCGAACGCAACGCCCGCGATGGGCGTCCTGCTCAACTCGTTCAGTTCGCTGATCGGCTCGATGGGCGGCGCGGACAAGGTCGGCCGCGCGTTCGGTATCGGCATGGTCGCGGTGATCAAGACGGTCGAGGGTGTGGCGTCCGCGTTGTTCGCAATCTTCGAGCAGATTCGCGGCGTGCTGCTGACGGTCGGTTCCGCGGCGATGTCGTTCGTCGGAATCTTCTCGGATGGCGCCGCGAGCATCGCGTCGTCGATGGAATCGTCCGCGAACAGCGCCTTCGCGAATTCCACGCGCGCCGCCACCGCGGCGCTTTCCGCCGGGCGCGATGTGTTCAACGCGGCCGAGGTGTTCGATGCCGAGGCGGCGCGGCTAGAGGCGCGCGCGCGCGCGGCGGCGTCGACGGTGACGGGCGCGGTGGGCGTGGCGACCGGTGGCGGCGCCGGCGGCGGCGCCGGTGGCAAGGCGGAACTGACGCCGGCCGAACGGCGGGAGAAATATTCGGACGAACTCGCCGCGAAATTTAAGCGCGAGTACGACCTAACCGCGATGCACTTCTCGAGCCTGGAAATGCTCGCCGTGAGTCACGCGGACATCCTCGCCGGCATCGACGCGAACGCGACGGCGCAACGCATCCAGACCGCGTCGGATTTCCAATATCTGCAGTCCGACATCCAGCGCGCGTTCGGGTTGCAGCAACTGGATTTCGAGGCGATCAAGAATTCGTCGATCATCGACCTCGCGGGCGAAATGTTCTCCGCGCTCGGCGGCGCCGGGACGAAGTTCTTCAAGGTCCAGCAGGGATTCGCGATCGCGAACGCGATCATTAACACGGCGCAAGGAATCACCGAGGCGCTGAAACTTCCGTTCCCTGCGAGCCTGGCCGCGGCCGCGAAAGTCGCCGCGGCGGGCGCGATCCAGATCGCGAAGATCAAGGCGACCAATCCCGGCGGGTCGGGCGGCGTTGCCACCGGCGGCCTCGGTGGCGGATCGTCCGCCGCGGTGCCGGCCGCGCAGCAACCGGTCGGCAACGCGGCGCAGGCGGAACAGGCGCCGCGCATCGCGCAGGTCGTGATCAACGGAAACCTGTTCTCGTCGCGTGAAACCGCGGACTGGCTGATCGGCCAACTGTCCGACGCGATCAACGACCGCGATGTCGTGTTCATCAATGGCAACAGCCGGCAGGCCGGCCTGCTCGCCGGAGGCTGATTCGCATGGGCGCCGTTACCTACACCGCCAAGCGCAGCCTGATCGCCGGCCACACCGCCGGCGCGCAATACTCGCTCGACATTCGCATCGTCGAAAACGGCCTCCAGGTCGGCCGCAAGGTCGGCACGGAACAGCAGCGCACGCTATCGGACCGCACAGAGACGCTCTACTACTTCGGCAAGACGCGATGGACGGTCGCCGCGTTGGTCCTCAACGCAACCGAACGCGCGGCGCTCGCCGAGTTCCTGCATTCCGTCGAGGCCGGCGAATCGTTCACCTTCAGCCCCTACGGCACCGTGGCCGCGATGGGGACGACCTACACCGCGCGCCGCGTGTCGTTCGACTATTCGTTCGAGCGGTTGGAGGGCACCGGCTACACGCCGGCCGATGACGCGATGCGCGTTTCGTTTGACATCGAGGAGGCGTGATGCGTTCGGACTCAGCCGCATTCAACGCGCTGAACACCGCGTCCGTGAAGGAACCGCGGTTCGTCGTGCGGATCGACTTCGCGTCGCCGATCTACATCACCAGCCACGCCGGCATAAGCGGCGTGTCGGGGACGGTCATCGACGGCGCGTTGCTTGAGCCGTCGATCATTTCGCAACGCCTCAACCCGATCGACGGTCGTTCCGAAATCGGTTCGGCGTCGTTCTCCGTGGCCGACCTGTCCGGCGCGTTGACGGACGAAATCCGCGCGCGCCTCGGTGCCGCGTCCGGGCTGCGCGAAAAACGCGCCGCGTTCTTCCTCGGCTACGCCGGGATGTCGTTCGCCGACTTCGTGCTCGTCGGAACGCAGCAGATCGTCGACGCGAAGTTCGATCGCGGGCGCTACACCATCAACACGGCGGACATTCAGCGGACAGCGAAAAAGGAAATCTTCGATCTCGCGCAAACGACGCTCGCGCAGTCCGTCACGGCGACCGATTCCGTTATCAATGTCACCGCGACGACCGGGTTCGCGACCGTCTACCACGGGCCGACCTACACCGACGCGGCGAACGCGACGGTCGGATATATCCGCATCAAGGACGAGGTGATCCGCTACACCGGCAAAACAGGAACGGCGTTCACCGGATGCACGCGCGGCGTGCTCGGCACGATCGCGGCCGCGTACCAGGTAGACGCGGCGACGCCGGCGTCGCGTCGCGAGAAGGTGGCCGAGTACATATACCTCGAACTGCCAGCGGTGAAGCTCGCCTACGCGATCTTGACCGGCAGTCTCTACGGTGACGCCGCGACGCTCCCGTCGTCGTGGCATCTCGGGATCTCGTCGGCGCTCGTTCGCCTGTCCGATTTCGTCGGCATCGGTCCCGATCTATGGGACGGTGCGAACGCGGGCGTCGTGATTCGATTTGAGGGCCTCAAGAAGGTCGACGGAAAGAAATTCCTTGAGGAGGAAATCTGCCGGCTCGTCGGGTTGTTCATGCCGGTCTACGCCGACGGCGCGCTCGGGTTGCGCCGCGCCGCGCGCGTGCTGTCCGACGCCGGATCGGTCGCCACGCTCGACGAATCGAATTCGACCCAGGTCGGCGAGCTCGTTCACGACATGGGCGAATTGCACAATGTTTTTCGCGTGTTTTGGAACTGGAACGGCTCGGATTACACGCGCACCACGACGCTGATCGACGCCACATCCGCCGCGGTCCACGGCCGCGCCGACCCGCTGGACATGAAGTTTAAGGGTCTCTATGGCGGGCGATCCACCGATTCGCTGATTTACCAAATGATCGACGCGCTCCGCGACCGCTACGCGGCGCCGCCGCAGCGGATGTCGGTTTCGGTGCTGCATTCGCTCAATCGGCTAGAGGTCGGCGATGTGGTGCGCGTGCGCTATGCGTCGGTGCGCGATTTCGCGGGCGCGGGCGCGTCCATCGACCGCGCGTTCGAGATCCAGAACATCGCGGTGAATCATCGCACCGGGGCGGTGCAGTTGGAATTGTTCGGTTCGACGGCGCCGGCGTCCGCGTTGTCTCCGACGACGGCCACGACCGCGCTCCCTGATGCTTTCTATACCGCGGCCGGCGCGGCGTTGTCGTCGGTCGCGACGATCACCGGCGGCGTGATGGCGACCGGCACCTATACGCTCGCCGGCGGCGCCGACATGACCGCGCCCGCGTCGATCTGGTACCACGCCGGCGACCTGACGATCCCGCAGGGCACGACGCTGAACATCAGCGGGAATGTTCAAATTCGCGTCCGCGGCTATTTCACCGTGAACGGCACGATCACCGGCGCCGGTGGCGGGTTGTCGGGCGTGGCGGATAGTGCGTCGCCGACGGCCGAGGTGCTCGGCAATCCGGGCTGGGTCGGCAACTCCCGCGGGTGGGATGGCATCGACGCGCAGCAGGACTATTCGGACGGCAACGCGCGCCTCGTCACGCGGCCGGCGAACCTGACCGCGGGCAAGCACGCCTCATTCCCGTATATCACGCTCGCCGTGTCCGGCAACGCGCTGAACGGCCTGCCGACCGATCTGCGCGGCACCGGTGGCGGGCCGGGCGGCAAGATCACCTCGGGCGGGAAAGCCGACACGCGCGCCCAGGGTGGCGCCGGCGCGGCGGGTGGCGCCGGGTTGCTCACCGTGTCGCGCGGATTCTCGACCGGTGCGTCCGCGGTCATCAACCTGTCCGGCAATAGTTCCGCATCGCCGCCGATGCTCACCGCGCCAGGGTCGAATAAGTACTACCCCGGCGCCGGTGGCGCCGGCGGGCCGGGCTCGTTCCTGTTGCTCCTCGACGGGTCGGCCGTTTCCGCGCCCGACTTGACGAACCGGTTTCAGGCCAACACCGGCACGGTGCCGGCGCCGGTCCCGTTCCTCGGCAAGTTGACCTTCCTCGACAACGAGGGGCCGCACCGCTACTCGGACAACGAGGACCCGTGGGCGGGCTACCAAGACCCGGCGATGATCTCGGCGCGCTCGCTGGCCGGCTCGTGCTTGCGGGTGCAATTCGTCCCGGCGCCGGAAACGGCGGCCGCGGACACGACCGCGATCCCGGCCGTGACCGGCCTCGCCGCGGTGCCGGGCACGCTCGGCTTTACGCTAAATTGGACCATGCCACCGGGCCTCCCGGTCGGCACCGTGGCCGAGGTGTGGACGCACACCGCCGCGACGCCGTTCGCGTCGGCGACGAAGATCGCCGAGACCGCGGGTTCGACGCTATGGGTTCCGCGCGACACGACGACACCGGTCTATGTATGGGCGCGCCTACGCGCGCCGACCGACACATCGGCCGCGACCTATTCGGCGACGACGCCCGCCGGCAACGGCCTGGCCGCCGTCGCCGGCAACCTCGCGACGACCGGCCTGCTGACCGCGCAGTCCGTTTCCGTGGCCGCCGATTCGGCCGGTACGGTCGGATCGTTCGCGGGCGCGGGCGGCGCGTTCCGCGTGTTCCGCGGGTCGGCCGAGGTCACGGCGTCCGCGTCCTATTCGGTCGTGTCATCGTCCGGCGTCAGCATCTCGATCAACCCGACGACCGGCGTCTATGCCGTCTCGGCGATGTCCGCCGACACCGGCACCGCGACGCTTCGCGCGACCTACGACGGCGCGACGGTCGACCAGGTCTACAACATCGCGAAGGCGCGCGCCGGCGCGAACGGCACCAACGGCACCAACGGCACCAACGGAACGAACGGCACCAACGGAACGAACGGCACCAGCGCGGTGTCGATCGCGTTGTCGCGGCCGGCCGTGCAGGTGTTCGCGTATGCCGACGGATCGGTCCCGTCGTTCGCCGACGCGGTCGGCACGGTCACGGTGCGCGACGGCGTGGCGGATGTCACCGCGTCCGCGACGCTGTCCGCATCCGCCGGATCGGGCGTCACCGGCACGGTCAACACGGCGACGAACACGCCGGTCGCGGGACAGCCGAAGGGGTACTACCGCGTAACCGCGATGACCGGCGACACCGGCGTCCTCGTCATCTCCGCGGTCTATGGCGGCGTGACCTACACCGCGACCTTCGCGATCGCCAAAAATAAGACCGGTTACGAAATCGTCGCCGCGTTGCCGTCGACCGATCTATTCGAAGGCCGGATGGTCTATCTCACGGCCGACGATAAGCTCTATCGCTACACCGGCGCGGCGTGGACGGCCGCGATTCCGGCGGCGGACATTTCCGGTCAGATCGCGGACTCGCAGATCGCGGGCGTCGGCGCCGGCAAGGTGACCGGGCAACTGACGAACGCGCAGATCGCGGACATCGCGGCGGCGAAGGTGACCGGGCAACTGGCCGACTCGCAGATCGCCGCGGTGGCGGCTGCGAAGGTCACCGGGCAACTGGTCGCGTCGCAGTTAAATATCGGGATCGGCGGCGCGAACCTTATCGCCAACTCAGGCTTTGAGGTTGGCGGCGGCAACGCGGCCGGCGTGGCCGGGTCGTGGGCGGTTTTCAATGGAGGAAGCGGCGACGCGGGGCGCGTTTTGTCGTGCGCGCTCGATACCACGGTGTCAGGTCTTCCGGGCGACT